ATCACCACTGCTACTGTTGCCTTGGAGGGTAGTCTTGACGGTACTAATTGGTCAACAGTTGGCACTGCTTTGACTGCTAACGGCATCGTCATTGCCGCCAATGCGCCTAAGTATTTGCGAGCCAATGTGACTGCTTGGACTTCAGGTTCAATTACCGCCAAAATCCTGTACTAAGGAGAAACCCTATGAAAATGACTAAATCCCAAAAGAAAGTCAAAAAGGTCATGGGGGAGTTTAAGGAAGGTGCTTTGCACTCTGGTAAGGGTGGCAAGGTCGTAAAGTCTCAAAAACAGGCTATTGCAATTGCTTTGTCAGAAGCTGGAAAGGCTAAGAAGAAATGAAACAAGGACTCTACGCCAACATTAACGCTAAACAAGCCCGTATCAAGGCTGGTTCTGGTGAAAAGATGAACAAGGTGGGTTCTAAGGCCGCACCTACAGATGCTGACTTCAAGAAGGCGGCAAAGACTGCAAAGAAGCCTAAAAAGGTGAAGTGATGAAATCTCCCACTTGGCAAACAAAAGCTGGTCAAAGCAGTGGATGTTATATAATGGCAAGATGGAGAAATTTAACTCATTCATTATTCGGGGAAAAGATGACTTGTCTTTTGCGTTTTGTCCAAAATGTCAAAACAGCAAGTCTCTTTTTGATTTTTATATTCATGGCGTTCGTAAAGATGGCGCTATTAGATATAGGCCATATTGCAAACAATGTCGTAGGGTTAAGGAAAGAAAAAACAAAGCTAGGCCAGTTCATTCGGAAATACTTGCTCTTGGGCGGCAAATGTGTTCGTCATGTAAATTGCATAAACCTTTGTCAGATTTCTACTCTAATGGCTGTTTTAGCGATGGCACAAAAAAATATAGGTCAAAGTGTAAACACTGTGTTTTGGAGCTTGCCAAAGAACAACATCCAGTTAATTACTCGTCAAAATGCAAAAAAAGATCACTTACTCCTAAAAACTTTATTTCATCAATTTTGTATCACGCAACACAAAGAAAACAGCATCTTGGCTTCAATATTGATATTTTTTACTTGGTTGACCTATACAACAAACAACAAGGAAAATGCGCTATTTCTGGAGTTGAAATGACTTATATTTCTGGTTCTGGAAGGGTTTTGACAAATATCAGCATTGATAGGATAGATAGTTCTCTGGGTTATATTCAAGGCAATGTACAATTTGTTTGTGATGTTGTAAATCGGATGAAATCAGACCTTCCCATAGGACAACTTTATCAATGGTGCTCAACAATATTGGAGAATCATCATGCAAAAGTTCAAGAGTCCAGCTTGGGTTAGGAGTGAGGGGCAATCAAAATCTGGCGGCTTGAACTCCAAGGGAAGATCATCTTATAATGCGGAAACTGGTGGTAACTTAAAAGCACCAGTTAAATCGGGGGATAACCCCCGTAGAGCAAGTTTCTTGGCTCGCATGGGTAATATGGCTGGTGCTGAGTACAAGAACGGAGAACCGACTCGATTGCTTCTTTCGCTGAAGGCTTGGGGTGCGGATTCCAAGGCTGATGCAAAGGCAAAGGCTAGAGCAATTTCATCACGAAATAAGGCGAAGGCAAGCAAATGAGAGCATTATCGGTTGGAGTTAGTCCCACAGCGGCAGTAGACACAACAGTCTATACGTGTCCTACGGGCTATTACGCCAAATTTACTGTAATGTACATACACAATACAGGCGGGTCTACCAAGCATATAACTGTTCAATGGTTTGATGCAAGTGCCAATAGCACACTTGATATATTGACTAATTACGATTTCAGTACAAAACAATATTTGCAGTTTGATGGCAACGCCTACATTGTTTTAGAAGAAGGCGATAAGATAAAAATAACTACTCAGTCTGCAAGTTCATTCAGTTTTATAGCAACCTTTGAAGAAATAGGATTGACAAGACAATGACCTACTTAGAACTGATTAACGATGTCTTGGTTCGGTTGCGTGAGACAACAGTCTCTACTAACGCAGAAACCTCCTATTCCACCCTGATTGGCAAGTTTGTCAATGATGCCAAGCGTCAAGTAGAAGATGCGTTTGGTTGGAATATCTTGGGTCAAACCATCACAGTAACCACAGCATCTGGTACTGCTTCCTACTCCCTTACAGGGGCTGGTCAGAAGTTCCAAGTGCAAGATGTTATAAACACAACAAGCAATATAAGTCTCACAAACATCAACTTTGTGGACATGAATCGCAAGCAAAACTTCACGCCATTGGTGAACGCAATTCCAACTGAGTTTGCCTTTGATGGCGTGGATGGCTCTTACGATACTAAAGTCACCCTGTTCCCAATCCCTAATGGTGTATACACAATCAAGTTTTCCTTAATTGTCCCACAAGCCACCTTGTCTGCGGATGGAACTGTGGTGAAAGTGCCTGATGTGTTGGTGGCACAAAATGCTTATGCTCGTGCATTGGTTGAGCGTGGTGAAGATGGTGGACTAACCTCTTCAGAGGCTTATGGGCTATACAGATCAATGCTGTCAGACTATATTGCTCTTGAGGGTACTCGTTATCCTGAGACAGGGGAGTTTGTGGCAATATGAGCCAAACAATCCAAACATACAGCATCTCAGCCCCAGGCTTCTACGGGTTAAACACCCAAGATTCGCCCTTGGATTTGAATGCTGGGTTTGCGCTTGTTGCCACCAATTGCATCATTGACCAATACGGACGCATTGGTTCACGTCAAGGGTGGTCTAGGGTTAACGCATCTAGTGGCAATTTAGGTGCTAATGATGTCAAAGTTATCCATGAGTTAATCCAAGCAGATGGTTCTTTAACTGTACTGTTTGCTGGCAACAACAAGTTATTCAAACTAGGCGCATCCAATGCGGTAACAGAGTTGACCTATGGGGGAGGGGGGTCTGCCCCTACCATCACGGCAAGCAACTGGCAAGTTGTTTCCTTAAGTCAAATTACATACTTTTTTCAGTCTGGTCATAACCCATTGATATATGACCCTGCCGTAAGTACCACTACTTACAGGCGTGTGTCTGAGAAAACCGGTTATGTAGGTACTGTGCCTGATGCAAACATTGCGCTGTCTGCTTACGGAAGATTGTGGGTGGCAACTACAACGTCCAACAATTCAACTGTGTCATTTAGTGATCTAACTGCGGGGCATATTTGGGCTACTGGCACTTCTGGTAGTTTGGATGTCTCTAGGGTGTGGCCTAACGGCTCAGATGAGATTACTGGTTTGGCGGCACACAATGGATTCTTGTTTATCTTTGGTAAGCGTCAAATCTTGGTTTATGCCAATGCAACCACTCCATCCACAATGACCTTGAGCGACACAGTTGAGGGCATAGGTTGTATTGCTAGAGATAGTATTCAAACAACGAGTACGGATGTGTTGTTCTTGTCTAACTCTGGTGTCAGATCGTTGATGAGAACAATCCAAGAGAAGTCTGCGCCTGAGAGAGACTTGTCTAAGAATATACGTAATGACTTGATGGGAACTGTGGCGGGTGAGACATTAGCCAACATTAAGTCTGTTTACTCTGAGAGACAAGCGTTTTACTTGTTAGTAACTCCAAGCATTGACACTACATGGTGTTTCGATACAAAGGCTTTCTTGCCAGATGGTGCGGCAAGGGTTACAACTTGGGACTCTATCACGCCAAAGTCTTTGCTCTCTAAAAGAGATGGCAGTTTGTTATTAGGTCAAAACGGTTATGTAGCCTTGTATAACACCTACCAAGATCACAATGAAGCGTATCGGTTCTTGTACTACACAAACCATGCTGACCTTGGTGATCAGAATGTAACTTCCATTTTGAAGAAGTTGTCAATTGTGGTGATTGGTGGAACAAACCAAGATGTGACATTTAAGTGGGGCTTTGACTTTAAGACCAACTATTTGTCAGACAACGCAAGTATTCCAGAACAAGATGTTTACTACTATGGCATTGCTGAGTATGGCGCAAATGCAACCACTGTTGCGTATTACTCTGATGGTGTTGCTTTGCAGACATTGAATGTTTCTGCGTCTGGTGCGGGTAAGGTTGTACAAACAGGGTATGAGGCTGACATCAATGGCACAGCCTTGTCTATACAGAAAATTGAAATTCAAGCCAAACGTGGCAAAGTAAGTTAAAGGAGATTATCTTGTCAGACTACACAAAAAGTACTAATTTCGCTACCAAAGATAACCTATCTTCTGGCAATGCTTTAAAGATTGTCAAGGGTACTGAGATTGATACTGAGTTCAATAACATTCAGACCGCTGTTGCAACCAAAGCTGACACCACAAGTCCTACATTTACTGGTTCACCAGTGTTGCCTACAGGTACTACTGGTGTTACTCAGAGTGCTGGTAACAACTCTACTGCTCTTGCCACGACTGCTTTTGTTCAAGCGGCATTGAGTGCTTTGTATCCAGTTGGTTCTTTGTACTTCAACTCATCTGTCACAACCAATCCCGGTACTTTGCTTGGCTTTGGCACTTGGGCGGCATTTGGTGCAGGTCGTGTGATTGTTGGTTACAACGCAAGCAATGCACTGTTTGATACTCTTGAAGAAACTGGTGGTAGTGCAGATACAATCACTGTCAGTCATACCCACACGGCTACCTTTACAGGTACTGCATTGGCATCCCACAGTCACACAATGGGTGGTGGATACAGTCCCGGTGGTGGTGGTGGCATTGGTGGCGGTGACTTGAATAGTGCTTCTTCTGCTGCAAGCACATCATCTGTATCTGGTGGCACTCCTGCTGGTTCTGTGACGGTTGCATCAACAGGTTCTAGTGGCACAAACGCCAACTATCAGCCCTACATCACTGTTGCAGTGTGGAAGCGCACAGCATGATGATGCAAGACCCAGAATTCCGCATTACTCATCACTTCAGTGATGGACTGTATGCCAAAGAGTCATTCTTTACGGCAGGCATGACCATCATGAAGCACACACACAGCTTCAGCCATCTGTCTATCTTGGCTCATGGGAAAGTTGCTGTGTTGCGTGGTACTGAGATTGACATTGTTTCTGCGCCAGCTTGCATTGAGATTGAGGCTGGTGTTACTCATGGTGTAAAAGCCATTACTGATTGTGTTTGGTTCTGTATTCATGCCACAGACGAGAAAGACCCGTCTAAAGTGGATGAGATTTTGATTAAAGGGGATTGATATGCCATTCATTGTTGCTGGCGCAAGTTTACTTGGTGGATATTTGCAAGGAGAGTCTGCAAAAGATGCGGCTAATACTCAAGCTAATGCTGAGATGCGGGCGGCTCAATTAGCGGCTGAAGAAGCTCGTTTCCGACCTGTAGGCGTTACCACTAGGTTTGGTAGCTCTCAGTTCCAGACAGACCCTTCTGGTCGTGTCTCTGGTGCTTCTTACAACGTCAGTCCTGAACTACAAGCCTATCAAAACAGGTTTAGAGGATTGTCTGGTGGTGCTTTGAGTCAGGCAGAGATGGCTGGTCAACAGTATGCGCCTTTGACTGGTGCGGCTAGTAATCTTTATAGCCTTGGTCAACAGTACATTCAGCAGACTCCTGAACAAGTTGCACAGCAATATATGCAGCGTCAACAGGACTTGCTTGCTCCTAGCCGTGAGCGTGAGATGGCTCAGTTGCAAAACAGATTGTTCCAAACTGGTCGTGGTGGACTGTCTGTAGGTGCTACAGGTATGCGTCCGGGTGGTGGTGCTGGTTTAGGTGCTACTAATCCTGAGTTGGAAGCCTACTACAACGCTTTGGCTCAACAAGACTTGCAGTTGGCTAATCAGGCTCAGACTGCCGGACAAGAGCAGTTGAAGTTTGGTGCTGGATTGTTTGGTGTTGGTTCTAATTTGTTAGACCAATATCAATTGGGACAAGTTGGTGCTTTGCGCCCATTTGAGGCTTACATGGGTCAAGAAAAGGCTATTGAAGCACTTGGACAGAATCCGCTAGATATTGGCATCAACATTGGTGCTAAAGGTCAAAGCAATTATGCTGCTAATGCTTTGATGGCTGGTGGCATGAGTGCGGCTCAGTTAAGAGGTGCGGCAAATGCTTACAACCCATTGGCTACTGCATTGATTTCAGGTTCACAGAATCCTCAGTTGCAAAATGCGTTTTCTAATTTTAATTTTGGCAACTTGTTTAGTGGTGGTGCTCCATCTGGTGCTGCTGGATATGGCATTAGCCCAGAGCAATTTGGTGGTTACTACGGTTATTTATAAGGGGTAAAACATGGCATCACCATCAGAAATCTTAGGTTTGTTTGCAAGCCCACAACAGTATCAACAACAACAACAAGACCTTGCTCGTGCAAGAGCAATGGAATACGCTAAGTTAACTCCTATCCAAAGGGCTGAATCTGCTATTGGTCAAGGTGCTTACAACTTGGGTGGTGCTATTGGTGGAGCATTAGGTGGTGTTGACCCTCAGTTGCAGAAGATTACTATGAGACAGCAACTTGCTAGTCAACTAGATCAAAGCAATCCTGATTCTTTTATGCAAGTAGCTCAATTGGCTGCACAAAATGGCGATCCTGAGTTTGCTATGGCTCTTGCTAAAGCTGGACGCAAGGCTCAAAGTGATATGGCTTTAATTGCACAAAGAACCCGTGAAAAGCAGGGTGCAGACCCATTTGAACAACTTGTTCGATCAGGAAAATACACTCCTGCAAGTATGGCTGCATATAAAACATCTCAAAATGTTGCCGATTTAGAGTTAATTGAGAAGCCAACCAAAGAAACTCCAGCAAACATTAAAGAAATTGGTGTTGCAGAAGGAACTCGTGCGCCTGTTTATCTTGATGTAAATAATGATTTGCAATTCACATATCAAAAAGGTATTGATGGAAAACAAACTCGTGTTCCTTACATTGGCGGTGTTGATAGAACAACAGCTAAAGTAAGTGCCACTGCATCGTCTGCTGGAGAAACAGCATTTACTAAACAACTTGGCGAGTTGGATGCTAAAAAAGTTGCTGGAGCAATTGAAACTAGGGATAGCGCAATTGCAACATTAAACTCATTGAACAGGCTTAATCAATTAAACCAACAAGATTTAATTAGTGGAACATTTGCTACTGGTCGTGTTGGTGCAACAAACTTACTTTCAACACTTGGCCTTGCTAGTGGCAAAGATGTAGATAAATTATCTGCTTCTGAAAACTATCAGAAAACTGCTGGCGACGTTATTCTTGGAACTCTTGGTGGCAGGTTAGGCGCTGGATTTTCAAACGAAGATCGTAAATTTATTCAAAGTCTTGTTCCTCAATTGGAAAACAGTCCTTTGGCTCGTAAGCAACTTATTGAATTCATGGTCAATAAAAATCAAAATATTGTTGATGAAACAACAAGGCTTGAAACTTATGCTCGTGAAAAGAATTCACTTAAAGGATATGTTCCAAAAATTCCAGTTATCAATTTAGGTGGTGGTGTAAATAAACCAGTTAGTCAGATGACAAAAGAAGAATTGTTGAATGAAAAAGCACGATTAACAGGTAAATAAAACCAAGGAATAGTCATGGCAACATTAGCTGAAATTGAAGCAGAACTTCAAAAACGTGGCGTAACTACTTCTAGTGGAAGTGTTTTAGAGCCAGAAGGAACTTCATACGATGAGTTTAAAAAGTTTACTGAGTCCTTGTTAAAGGGTTCTGCTAAAGGCATTGTTGATTTTGTTGGTGGTTATGGTACTTTGTATGATTATCTGAAAAAAAGCAACGACCCAAATGCTTTTTCAGGTACAGGAATATCACAAGCAATTAAAAATCTGACTGGAATAAATCTTCAATCTATACAAGGCTATAGAGGAGCATATGAATTTGGTCAAGCTGGCGCTCCTGCGGCTGCTCTGACTGCTGCTGGATTGCCTGGCTTATTTAGCCGTACTCCTATTGGCGTTGCTGGTGAATTTGGCGTTGCTGGTGGAACAGGTGTTGTTGCACAAACAGTTGCGCCAGATAGTCCTTTTGCACAATTGGCGATTCAATCTACACCATATGCAATAAAGGGTGGAGTTACTCAAGCAAGGAAGGCAATTACTTCTCCTGAAGGCCAATTCCCTCCTATTGCAGAAGCAACCGAGTTGTCTAGAGTTGGTCGTTTAACGCCTGGAGAACTTGGACTTAGCAGAGAACAACTTGCTACAGAGGCATCTGTTGAGCGCACTCCTTCTGCTGGTCAAAGACCTATTGAATTTAGACAAGGACAAGCCTATGACGTTGAATCTTTTGTCACAAACTTGTTTAACAAGGCAAGTGGTAAGACATTGACACCAACTGAGACAACTCAAGCCGTTGTTTCATCATTCAATAACTATGGCAAGTCTTTGTCTTCTAGACTGAAATCTGATGCGAGGACTGACTTTAATGCAGCAAAGAAAGCTGGCGGTCTAATTGACACAACCCCTGTTGTTGACGCAATTACAAGCAAGTTGGGCGAGATTCCTCCTGAAGTAAAAGCATTAGACCCTCTAAAAAATGCAATGCAACGCATTATTGATGAGTATGTAACTCCTGAAGTGCCTTCGCAAACCATTCCATCAACTATTCTTGGCCCTACTGGTCAGCCAGCATTTGTAAATGTTATTGCTGGAACTCCCGCATCAAACCTAAAGATCAATATTGATCGACTGCAAAAGAATTTATCTACATGGGGAGAAGCTGCTTATTCTGGGACAGCAGATTTTGGCAAAGGAAATATCTTTGAAGGTGTTGCGCCTGGACAAGCAAAAGGTATAGCCATAGCTGTTCTGAATGGGTTTAGAAAGTCTTTAGATGAGGCAATTGACAATAATGTTGCTGGTGCTGACCAACTTGTAAAAGCAAGAGACAAATTCAAACAAAACATTGCTCGTATTGAAGAATTTTCTGATAGACCTCTGACAAAGGCATTTGATGTGACAAATGTCACTGATCTTGTTCCTGAAGACGTTTTGTCAAAACTTAAAAGTTTGCCGCCATCACAACGTCAATTTTTAGTTGATGTTATGCAGAAGCATCCAAATACTCAAGTAACTGAGGTTTTAAACTCAATTCGCAGATTAAAGTTTGATGATGTTTTGACATCTGCTCAAGTAAAGGGTGCAGCATCTACAGACCCAACATTCAATATTAAATCTGCTCTTCTAGAGTTAGACAAAAAATCTGGTGAATTTGCTGATTTGTTTCCAAATCCAAAAGATGCGGCAGAAGCAAGATTGGCTATGAATTGGATGCGTAGAACATTGGCTAGTGAATCTGCTGGTGGCGCTGCTGGACTGAGTGGCGCAGATGTTTATGCTTTGACTGGCGCTGCTGGTGGTACTGCCCCCATGCGTCTTGGCTTGAAAGAAGTTGTGCCTTGGTTGCAGAGTGTTGTTGCAAATCCAAGAAACTTTGCTGATGTAATTTTTAACCCAGATTACAGAAAAGCAATGGTAGACCTTGCTACCCAAAAAACAACGTCTAAAAAGGCGCTGAATGCCTTGGGTACGCTAACTAAAGGTGCTGCAATTATTGGCGCTCGTGGTGGCCCTATGTTGCAAACAGAGAGTCCACAAATGCCAAGCGAAGTGCAACCTCCTTTTCCAACTGATAACAATGTCCGACTTCAAGAAATTGAAGATGCTCTTAAAGCACTTGAAGCTCAATAAGGAGTAGACCATTGACCCAATTAGCATTTGTTTACTTGCGGCTGGTCTTGTTAAGAACATCCAAGCTGGCTGTGAGCTGTATAAGCAGGCTAAAGAGTCTTTTGTTGAGATCAAGAATACTGCTGATGAGGTCATGGCAATTGGGAAAGAAGTTCATGGATTCTGGAATCAACTCCTCAAGTTCTTTGGTGCAAGTCCTAAGCCTAAAGCTGTCAAGCCTGTGGCAAAGGCTAAAAAAGCTGCCTATGTTGCTGTTGACGAAACTCAAGTCAAAGTAGACATTGTTAAGAACCTGACTGAGTTCTTCAAATTGCAGTCTCAGCTTGAGGAGCACATCAGGGAAGCAGAATTAAAGGCTAGGACTGTTGTATTTGCTGATGATGTGAACTTGATGGAAGAAGCCTTAAACAGGGTTTTGGCTCAACAGGAGATGGAGAAGTTAGTCGTTCAGATTCGTGAGTGCATGGTCTACGATGCCCCAGAGGAGATGGGTGCTTTGTATAGTTCTGTGTTTGAGATGAGAGACATTATTTCCGTAGAGCAAGAAAAGGCTAGAAAGAAACGAGATGCTGAATCATGGCTACGAAAGGAAAAGGAAAGACTCCTCCAAGAAAAACAAGCGTATCTAGTAGTCAGTATCCTATTCCTCCTGTATATCTGGATGTTGATAGTGTTCGTAGCCAAGATTGGGAAAGCGTAATGGGATGGATTGCTGCTTGTGTCCTTGTCGTATTGCTGTTACCAATCATGGGTATGCTTTTACTTGAGACATTAGAGGCCAAACATGATGTAAAACGAGCGTTACAGAAGTTAGAGAAGATGGAACAGAGAATAGAAAGGAAACAACGTGACAAAGACCGTAAAGAGCCTGATTCTTTTAGCCACAATCTTGTGTTTGACAGGGTGCGAAGACCGTTTTCGTTACCCATGCCAAGACCCTAAAAATTGGGAATCTGCTGATTGCAAGCCGCCTATTTGCACTGCCACTGGCACTTGCCCAGACCAGTTAATCAAACCTGAACAGGAGAAGAAATGATGCCTACAGTTGGATACAAACCAAACAACCGCCTGACCGCAGAAGAAATTGAAGTGCGTGTCTGGGCTTTCGTCATCATCATTTTGGTGACCATTCTGCTTGGCGCTATGG